ACATTAAATACATCATATACGATGTATGTAGCTGGAACATTCTACGCAAACACAGTAGATACTGGACAAGGTGCTACTGAAGTTCATTTAATGAACCAAAATCTGCGTACAACCGATTCACCTACATTCGATGGATTAACTATTGGTGATAGTGGTAACACAGGAACAACTTTAAATATTATAGCAACTAATACGGCTGGAGCTCCGGCCGCAACTGCTATGATTAATATGAGTGGTTATGAAGGTAGAGCAATTGGTACTTTATTTACTGATGTATCTTATAGTGGTAGAGAATGGTTTGCTGGTTTAAGATATAGTGGTGGATTTGCAAATTACCAAATTGGATACGATTTAACTGGTGGACAAGCTGAATACTCAGCAAACTCAATGCTTACTATAAACGATAGTGGAAACGCATTTTTTAAAGGGTATGTATCGGCTACGAGTTTTAGACCAACTAACATAGTAACTAATAGAATTGTTAAATTCGATGGAACTGATTTAGATGACTCTATAATGAGTGATGATGGTTCTACTGTAACTCTTAGTGGTAATTTAAGTGTAACTGGTAATATTAGTGGTAACCTAAGTGGTACTGCTGATGGTGCAAATACATTAGTTAGAGAAGATAATAGAACAATCTCACCATCAGAACTTACTGCAGGTAGATTAAAGTTCGGATTTACATCATATACTAATAATAATTCAGGTCCTTGGGCTGATTTCTTACATCTACGTTCTTATACCGATTCATCTGGTGGTTCGGATAACTTAGTGATGTTTAAGAAGAGTGGTATTGGAATGAGAATCTGGCAACAAAGTTGGGGTTCATCAACCGCATACTCATCTTATGTAGATGTGCTAGATACTGGTGCTGGTAACCAAACCAAGAGTGGATATATACAATCCAATACTTCGTTAAGAGCACCAATCTTCTATGATTCTAATAATACGGGATATTATATAAACCCGGCAGCTACAGACTATTCTGGTGTATTTAGACAACACGTTACAATAGGGGATAGTGCACAATATAAACCTAACTCTGGAAATTGGGGAGCAAGGTTAAATGTAGTAGATAACGTTCATGCTAAGATAACAGTTGGGCAAGATGCTAACAATATGTTGAGTGTATGGTATGCTCACACCGGTCACTCTTCTATTAAGTTTGGAACAGAATCAAGTCACAACGTAGAATTTGTAGCAGGAAACACAACTAGGTTGACGGTTGATACGGGAGGTAATACTCAGGCTACCACCTCTTTAAGAGCACCGATTTTCTATGATTCAAATGATACTGGAAGATATGTAAATCCAAATGGTACATCACAAATGGGTAGTATTGCTATGAACAATGGTAATCTATCTGGTGTTAATCATATTACAATAAATGACCCTGGTCCAACTGAAGGTATTTCTTGGGCTGGTGGAAACGGATGGAGAATTGTTGAATCTCCTGATAATATATCAACTAATAGTGGTGGTAATTTACAAATAATTCAAAACTCTACACGTAGAGCAACATTTAGAACTGATGGTAGTTTAAATTTACCATCTGGTGTGTTACTATCAAATGTAACATCAAATTGGCAACAATCTGCTAATAAAACAAACTTACTTAGAGGTGGTACCTTTAATAGTTCACTAAGTAACGAAACTTCAACCATAAAGATATTCCCAGCAACGGCTGGTAGGGGAATTGGAAACTATTGGGGTGGTATGTACTTCATGCACTTAGACCCACAAAATTCATCTTGGGGTACATCTTACACTGGTGGACAAATGTGGATTGGTGGTAGAGTAATTGACCAACCTGGTCAAGAAAGAAGTGCATTAGTATTCGCTACAAATAATTCAACAAGCGCAGGTTCACATCCATCGGAAAGAATGGCTATTTTACCTGATGGTAATGTAGTAATTGGACAAACTGCAGTTTCTTACACAAATTCAGATAATAATCCATTAGTAGGTTCTAAAACAAATAGTAAGTTACACATCAATGGTGGAATACAATTAACTAACAACAACGATGCTATCGTATTCGGTAGAGGTTCTGCTTCATTTATGAAAGATGAAGAAATTGGCTTCGGATGGGGTGGTGGTTGGTATATGACCGATGGAACTTACCTAAGAGTACGAAATAATAAAGTTCTTTACTCAGGTGGTGATGCTAGATTTAGTTTGTATTATGATTCTAATGATACTGGATATTACTTAGACCCAAATACAACTGGAACATCTATAAATGTAAGAGGTGAAATCAGAAATCCATCTATTTGGATTAATGATGGGGACAATGTTAATAACTATAACGAAAATATTAGATTATTTAACGCATCAAATGGTGTATCGGTAATCGCATTTAGTGCTAGTGGTACTGGTGGAACTCCATCAACATCTATATTAGGATATTCTGATAGATTTGAAACGAGAATTGGTAGTACTTGGAGAACTAGATTATATGGTGGTAGATTAGAAATAAATGGTGATGTAAGACCCAACCTAATGTACGATAGAAATAGTACAGCATGGTATGTAGACCCAGCATCAACTACTCGATTGAATAACTTAACAGTAGTTGGAACTCTTACGGCAAACATTACTGGTGATGCAAATACATTAGATGGTTTAGATTCTACTCAATTCTTGAGAAGTGATACGGCTGATACATTTACTGGTACTCTAACAATGGGTACTCAGAAAGCATTGGTTGCTAATAACTATGGACGAGGTGTATATGGTTTATATTCACCAACAAGATATCAGCATGTATGGAGTATGGGTGCTGCTTATAACTTACCTGATAATGGGTTGGATGAAAGTGGTGCAGCTGGAAACTTATATGGTTTAGCTTGGAGTTACAATCCAAATTATAGTTATAGTGGTTCAAATCCTCAAGCTAAAGCTGGATTAGGTCATCAACTTTTATTGATGATGAATGGTACGACTAGGTTTGCTGCTGGTAGTGGTATGTGGACTGATGGTAACGTTACCGCAGATGCTTATTATGATAGAAATAATGGTTCATACTATGGTAACTTTGCATCTACTTCTCGATTCAATAGAACTGATGCAAACGATAGTAGAGCAGATATATTCTACGATAGAAATGATACTAACTACTACCTTAACCCAGCATCTACATCAATACTTGCTAACATTTATATAAATGATAATATCTACCATAATGGTGATACTAACACTTATATGGGATTCCATACGAATGACCAATGGAGAGTTGTAACTGGTGGTAGTGAACGATTGGAAGTAAATAATACCAATACAACATTCGCCACAAACTTACAAATCAACAGCCATGTTATCAATATGGATTTGAACAATCTAAGTGATAACGCTATTGACCTTAGAGAAGTTCGTAGTAGTACATGGCCGTTTGTTTTTGTTTCAAATAGTGCAGGTAATGATAATCAATCTGGTTTTTGGGTAAATAGTAATAGTTATCCTGATATGAGATTGAGAAGAGAGAATGGTACTGTACGTTCTTTGATATCATCTTATACTCGTTCATATACAACGTTTGGATTTACGGACTCTACTGATATGAGAGCACCGATATTCTACGATAATAACAATACTGGGTATTATATACATGGTGATAATACATCAAACTTATATACTCTAAGTATTGCAAATCAATTAAATGTTGGAGGACAGAAAGTAATCAACAATCGAAATATGCATGTTGGTTCATCTACTAACTTAGCAACTTCTGAAGATTGGGTAGTTGGTACTGGTTCAAACAACGCTGCATTGGGTGGTGGATTTGGACAAAATGGTGATGGTAACTCAGTAATACAAGATTATGACCCATTTGGTAGACCTGGATTAGTTTGGAGAACATTAGGTAATGATTCAACTTCAAATGCAGATGGTGGTTGGAATAAAACTGTATCCAACTTAGATGGTAATAAATCATATATGTATAGTGTATATGTGAAACGAGATTCATCATCTACAAATGGTACATTCTACATAGGATGTAGTGGTGGTGAAACACTTAATATGAGTGGTTCTACAAATGGTAATCCATACTTCACATCATTTGGTATTAGTGGATTACCACAAGGTGTTTGGTGTTTAGTAGTTGGTATTCTACATGCAAATAATCATCCATCTACTTCAAATAGTGGAAAAGGTGGTGTTTGGAGATTGGATACTGGTCAAAAACTAAGAGGAACTACTGATTTCAAAATGAGATACACTGGTACTCGAAACCAAACTCATAGAACTTATTTATACTATTCAACTGACCCAGCTGCTCACTTAAAATGGTGGGGTCCTGGTGTACATGAAATGAATGGTAATGAACCTAATATAGGTGAACTTTCTGGTGGAGCTGTAATAGATAAAGGTCAGACTGCGTATGGTAATATGTACGCTGATAGATATTACGATAGAAATGATACATCATATTACTTAGACCCTGCGTCTGTATCATATTTAAATGATATTAGACCTAATATATTATATGATAGGAATGATACAAACTATTATTTAAATCCAAATGGTACTTCTAGATTAGCTACTACCAATATAACAACATTAAATACCTATGGTACAACTACTTTAGGTAATGGTAACAATGATACAACTAATATCAATGATACTCTTAAATTATGGGCTACTGATAGTGGTGATGCTCACTTCTACTTTGGTGAAAATTCATCAAATGGTTATGGTGACCATTATTATTGGGATTCTGGATATGGTTCATATCATTATAGTAGAAATGCTGGAAGTGATTCATTAATATGGAGACATGATACTCGTTATACCGATAGGATAACATATGGTAGAAATATTTCTTTCGATGATTATGGTAAGGGAATTACAGGTAGATACTCAGCTAGTAGATACCAGCTATTATTCTCTATGGGTGATGCATATCAATTACCTGATAATGGTACGAGTACTGGTAACTTATATGGTGTAGCTTGGTCACATCCAAATGCTGGAGGTGCTGCAAGTAATTTGAACGACCACGGTATGTTAATCTTAACAAATGGTGGATTTAGAGCAGCTATATCAAGTAGAGCAGTATTTACAAATGAAGTAAGAGGAACATTATTTAGAGATTATAATAATAGTGGATATTATGCAGACCCTGCATCAACATCGGTATTCAATGTTATAAACGCAAATACGTTTAATGGTACTTTAAATGGTAACATTACTGGACAGGCTCGAGCACTTAAAATAGAAGGATTTGGTAATAGTGAGTTTACATTCAACCAAAGTAGTGGTACATTTGAAGGATTTAGTGGATGGCATAATTATTTAATCAGTAATCATGGTAATGGTTCAAACTATTACAATACAATGATTGCAATGCCATTCTGGGGACCACCAAAGTACTCAAGAAGAGAAGGGGGTACATATAGAGGTCCATATGATTTCTGGACAAGTGAAAGAACGATTGTATCTAATTATGATATTTCGGCTCCTGTTTTCTATGATATCAACAATACTGGTAGATATGTAGATGGTGGAGGCACTTCAGTTCTACAAAGATTAAAATTAGTTAACAACGTTAACAATAATCCTCGTTGGGATTTCACCGCATATGTGATGGAAGCACAACATTGGTATGGTAACAATTCATCTCAAACAATGTATATGGGTGAATCTGGTAACGTTATTAATGTAAGAGGTAACTTACGTTCACCTCGTTTTTACGATTATAATGACACGGGATACTATACAGACCCTGCATCTACTTCTATCTTAAATGAGATAAGAGTAAATGAGTACATAAGACATAATGGTGATACAAATACATATATAAGATTTATTGCATCTGATGATTTCCAAATCGTTGTAGGTGGTAGACAATTAATTAGAATGGATGAGGGTGGAGATCCTGATATTGTTCAGTTAGGAGATTCATCTACAAGACTAAATCACAATGGAAAGAGAACTTACTTTGGTTTATCATCTTCATGGGATGCTGTTGGATTTGGTAGTATGACAAACCTACACTTCCAAGGGCACAATCAATTGTGGATTGGAGCTGGTAATGGTACTTGGTTTATGGGAAGTGCAAACCAAAAATCTCAAGCTTCTGGTTTAGCATCAGATGCGGGAAGAGCTCATGATTTACTAATTACCACAATGCAAAGTGATTCAACTTATGATAGAGGTATTACATTTGCAGTTGATAATGGTGGAGCTGGAACTGGTGGTTGGAGATTAGGTAAGTGGCATAGTGGTAATGGTAGAACGGCATCTCTCTTAGCAGTAGATGGGCAGTTATTTGCTAAAGGTGGATATACTGATGAATACGATTACTATGTTAACGATTACTCATCGTACTACAATGATGGACAAGCTCATTGGGGTGGTGATAGTGGACAATTCAACAAACCATCTATTGTTGCATCAACTGCAATTCAAATTCAAAGTGGTAACGCAGGTACAAACTCTCGTAAACCACAAATTCAATTTCACCAATATGGTTATGGTGGACCTAAGATTGAGTATGATGGACCTGCAGATATTCTTAGATTTCAAGGTTCTTCTTCTCGATTAGATTGGGTTGAGTTTAATACTTCTGGTGTTACTAATGGTGTACGAATTAACTACGACCAGATTTACTCTAGAAGTAGAGCATTACAAATACAATATAGTGCAGGTCAAAATACCTATATCAATGCTGGTAGTGGTGGTAATGTTGGTATTGGTTCATCATCTGCAGCAGAGAAGTTGCATGTACATGGTAATGTTAGAGCAAATATATATTACGATAATAATAATACTGGTTATCGTTATGATGGAGCATCAACTTCTATTGCAAATTACTTTAAGATTAACAACCTATATGATGCACAACAGAGAAGATATACTTCTCCAAATGGTGGAACATTTACAACATCTACATCAACAGTAACGGGTGCAATTAGAATATTCCTTCCTGCAAATAGGAGAAGGTCCAATACTATGCACCGATTTAGAGTTACTCTATATGAATATAGTACTGGTAAAAGTACTTCTTGGGAGATTGGTGGATATAACTATGGTAGTGGTCAATGGTACAACCAATTCGCTACTCAGTTAACTGATGGTGGAAAAGGAGCTCAACTTATACGTTGGGGTGATGATGGTAGTAGACAATGGTGTTCGATTGGTGAGGCTAATCAAACTTGGAGTTACCCACAAGTTCATATTACTGATTTACAAGTTGGTTATAGTGGATTCACAACAAATTGGGGACAAGATTGGATAGTAAACTTCGGTGGTATTCCTGGTGGAACAAATAGAACCAGAACGGCATCATTAGTTGTTACTTCAAACAACGCAAGTAATTATGAAGGTGATTTGTACGCATATCGCTTTTATGATAAAAATAATGCTAGTTACTATGGTGATTTTGCTTCTACATCTTATATGAATGATGTAAGGGCTAACATTTTCTACGAAAGAGAAAACACCGCATACTACTTTGGTAGTTCACAGGGTGATTTCAGAATGAGAAATGGTAGATTTGATTCAGTAGATGCATATGGTACATTCGATATGCAATCTGGTAATCAAATTAGATTATTTACATCAGCTGGAAATAATAGAGGATTTATCCAATCAACTGATACAAATGATGCACACTTAATTATAGCAACATCTGGTGGTGAAGATATTTCATTCAGAGACGGTGGTTTAGGTGGACAATGGAATATGATTATTAGAGGTAATGGTCAAACTCTTATTAATAGTAGAATTGATTCACCTATTTATTACGATAGAAACGATACTGCTTATTATAATGACCCTAATAGTGTATCTAGAATGTATCAAATGAGGGTTCCTTATAGAATTCACATTGGTGATGAATCTAACTTATATAACGGAGTTGCTCAAGAAACTCGTAGGCCTGATTTAACTATTAAAGGACAATATCCTCAGTTAAACTTAATGTCCTCTGAGATTAACAATAGTACTCATGGACCGACACTTAGATTTGTTGGTTATGATGGAGCAAACGCATCATCTGGAAACTATAAACATTGGGTAATTGGTACTGCTGCAACAAATGCAACTGCATTACACTTTGGTTATTCACCAAACAACACCAATCCTCATTATGGTATTGGACAAGGTTGGAGTAGTGGTAACAATGTTTCTATGTTCTGGTTATCTAATGATAGACATACCTATGTACAAAATGATGTAAGAGCTCAAATATTTAGAGATAGAAATAATAGTGGATATTATGTAGACCCTGCATCTAATTCCATCTTAAATACTGCAACCTTTAATGGTAGAGTTAAATACGATAACTACTTAGTATCTAAGGATAGTGGTGGTTTAATGGGTAACTATAATCAAACTGGTACTGCAGAAAAAGTAATTTGGACAATTGGAGAAAGTTGGCCAATTGGTAATATGTACGGACTGGCATATGGTTATGATGGTACATATGGACACCACCTTAGATTAAAAAATAATGGTGGTACATATCATAGAATTTCATTTGCATCGCAAGGTGCACAATTCATAGGAAATGTTCAGGCTGATGGGCAGATGAGAGCACCTATCTTCTATGATAGAAATAATACTGGGTATTACATACATGGTGATAGTACATCAAACTTAAACGCTTTAAATGTTAATTCATTAAACGTAGGTGGTAATCCTGTTTTAACTGGTACTTCTATTCAAAACTACATGCGTAATGTAGATAATGGTTCATTCTTCAATATTACTGATGATATGAACGCTGCTGAAGTTGCATATCAACTTTCTGGTGGTGGACCAACTTCTAGAGTTACTAAAGTTGATGACCCAACTGCACCTGCAGCTGGTTGTTTTGAAGTAAACGGACAGTGGTATCCAACTCATTCGGATTACATCAAAATTGATGCTAATTCTCAATATATCTTTGAAGTTTGGGTAAGATTTGTTGCTGGTACGGATAGTAGTTCCGCATTATATATGGGTGGTTCCGCATATAACGCTTCCAAATCATACTTTGGTAACACAAATAGATATTGGGGTGCATCATATATGGAAATTGATGCAAACACTAGAAATTCAGGAGAGTGGTATAAAGTAAGTGGTAGACTTGGTGGAAATGGTGGACAGGCATTCACATCTGGAACCGAATATATCAGACCTTTATTCTTATTTAACTATGCTGGTAATAGTACACATAGAACTAGATATTGTGGATTAAAACTATATAAAGCAGAAAAAACTATCGGTAGATTACACTTCCATAGTAGTACTAGATTTTCAGACCTAAATACTGATAATAGATATCCATATATTGAGGGTGAAGGACAAAAACAAATAAAAATCCAAAATTCTTCTGGTTGGACTAAGATTGGTGCACTAAATACATCTTACACATATTACTACACCGATAGACCATCGAATTATTTCGATAAGAGAGTAGAAACTGGTGGTGATATGAGGGCACCAATATTCTACGATAGAAATGATACTGGATATTACGCAAATCCTGCTTCCACATCGTACTTTAACGATATGAGAGCAAACATTTTCTATGATAGAAATAACACTTCTTATTATGGTAACTTTGCATCTACTTCTCGAATCAATAGAGCAGATTTAAACGATACTCGTTCAGATATATTCTACGATAGAAATAATACTGGTTACTATGTAAACCCTGCAAGTGGGACTCAATTATATGGAATGACCCAAATAAGTGGTGGTCATGGTGATTCTGAATTTGGAGTACGTTTATTATCTGGTAACAATGGGGCTGGTACTGGTGAGATTAATTTAAGAATGTGGTGTTCGGAACCAGGTAGAACTTGGGATTGGGCTGGATTTGGATATAATGTTACTAATAACAATGGTTCACCATCTGGGTTTGGAAGATTAAATACCAATCATGGACAGGGATATTGGAGATTCAGTACCTCTGGTAATGTGTATATGTATAACACAAACACATCAGGTACTCGTTATCAGACAATGGAATGGAGGTCAGATAATGTTGTTATTGCTAACAACTATTTAACGGGAGCTCAATCATTAAGAGCACCATTATTCTATGATAGTGATAATACTGGATATTATGTAAATCCAGCAGGTCAATCTCATATGCAAACTCTTACCTTAGCAGGTAATAGAATTGGATTTATAAACACATCATTTGATGCTGAAATTAGAGTATCTGATGGTAATCCAAATGGAACTGGTGCAGAATTTACATTCTATGGTGATACTGGGGCTGCAAACGCACAACTTACAGCAGAAGTTGGTAACTTTACTGCAAATGTAAGAACGCCAATATTCTACGATAGAAATGATACTGGATATTACTCAAATCCTGCATCAACATCTAATTTTAACACAATTAGAACCGCAACCATAAACTCTAATTATTATACGAGAAGTGGGCACAATACTGGACACTTAGTTGGTTCATATAATTCGGTTGGTGAAAACTCAACACGTTCTAACCCAATTTATACTATCGGTTCATCTTACAATCCTGCGGTTGATTCACTATCAAATATGTATGGTGTTGGGTACACCTACAGAAGTGCTGGTTTCATCGGATTTACTGGTGAAAGTGGTTGGGGTATGTATGTTGCCGCTGATGGTGATGCGAGAATTTGGTTAGATGGTTCATCTGGTAGAGTTTCTGCTAAATCATATATGTATTCACCTCGTTATTATGATTATAATAATACGGGATATTATTGTGACCCTGCATCAACATCATTATTGGCAAATATGCAAATTAATGATTACATCTACCATAGAGGTGATACTAACACTTATATGCAGTTCCATGCGGGTGACCAATGGAGAGTTGTAACTGGTGGTACTGAGAGATTAGAGGTAAACAATTCTCAAATCTTAATGAACATAGAATTGAGATGTACGCAAGATGTTATCGCATTCTATTCTGATGAAAGATTAAAAGATAATCTTGGTAAGATTGAATCTCCATTAGATAAAATTTCTAAGTTAGATGCATTCTACTATGTAAACAATGATTTAGCAAAAGAAAAAGGATTCGAAGATGATAAGAAACAAATAGGTTTATCAGCTCAGCAAGTAAACGAGGTAATGCCTGAGGTTGTTCATTCAGCACCATTCGATACTGATTTTACTGAGGATGGTGAAATGTTCTCTACATCTGGTGAAGATTACTTAACTCTTAAATACGATAGATTAGTTCCATTATTAGTTGAAGGTATTAAAGAACAAACTGAAATTGTGAAATCTCAACAAAAAGAGATTAATGAATTGAAGGAAATGGTAAAACTTTTACTAAATAAGTAAGAAAATTACATATGAATATAATCATTTTTATCTTTTGGGTAATTTGGTTATATTTATATGTGTATTTGGTATAAAATCAAAATAAACTTATTGGAGAAATAAAAATATGGCAGAAAGAATTGTATCACCTGGAGTATTCACAAGAGAAAACGATTTATCGTTCTTGGCTCAAGGTATCGGAGAAATTGGAGCAGCATTCGTAGGACCTTTCAAACAAGGACCTGCTTTCGTTCCAACAATTATTAGAACTCAATCAGAATTTGAGGATAAATTTGGTAAACCTGACGGAACTTACTATACAGAATATGCAGTACAAAACTATCTTAGAGAAGCTGGTACTGTAACAGTTGTAAGAGTAATGAGTGAAGGTGGATATACACAAACAACACCTATTGGGTTAGTTGCAGATGGAAAACTAATTTCAAGTATTCATTCAACCAATGCTGGTGATGAAGAAGTTGGATTTGGTACATTTAGTGTAAATACTGGAACGGCATCTGGTTCATTTGTGGTAAGTGGTAGTGGTATCGGAAACGTATCATCATCTTTATTACCATCAGCAACTAATGATGTTAGTGATGTATTTGGTGAATCACCATTTGGTTCAAAGGATGGATATGTATATTCTTACTTTGAGAATGTAGCAACATCAGCTGATTATTCAGGTGGAGTATCTGCAGTAACATTACCATCTCAAATATTTGGGGGAGCATCAGTAGCATCTACACCATTTGTTAAATCACAATTGATTTCTGGTGAAAGAAGTGAATTATTTAGATTCCATACTTTAGGACATGGTACTAATGAAAATAAAAGATTTAAAGTTTCTATCTCAAATGTAAAAGCAGCTGGTGAAGATGGTGGAACTGATTACTCATCGTTCTCAGTAACTATCAGAGGTTTTGCTGATACTGATAAGAGAAAAGTTGTTTTAGAATCATTTAACAATGTAAACTTAGACCCTGCATCACCTAATTTTATCGCAAGAAGAATTGGTGATATGTATAGAACAATCGATTCTAATGGTAAAGTTACTGATAATGGTGATTGGTTAAATAACTCTAAATATATAAGAGTAGAAGTTAAAGCAGAAGGTTCATACCCTGTTTCAGCTGCACCTTTTGGACATGGAGCATATATCAACCCAATCAACGCTACGGATGCAACTATTGTACCTGCTGCAGTTTATCAAACAAATTCATCAGATAATACTGCTGGTTCATCAGCAAAATATGCTGGTTTAGATTTTGAAACTGTTGGAGTAAGGGGAGATAACGCTCATTATTTGAACGCAATTCCAAACGATGCAGTTGTTGGTTCAAATGTAGATTTCGGATTCGATTCTCAACTATCTTATGTAATGAGTGGTTCAGATTCTTCTGATATGGTTAAGAGACAGTTTACTTTAGGATTCCAAAGTGGTTTTGATGGAAAATCTCCATCTATTCCAAATAACTTAGGAGTTGATATAAATGGTGCAAACACACAAGGATTTGATTGTGCATCTTCAGTATCGGCTGGTTCAGTTGCATATATTAAAGCATTGAACGCAATTTCTAACGTTGATGAATATGATATTAATATGTTGGTAACTCCAGGTATTATTAGAAAATTCCATCCATCGGTAACTTCAAAAGCTATTGATGTTGTTGAAGCTCGTTCAGATGCATTTTATATCGCTGATTTCAATGGAGTTAGTGATACCATTAGTGAAGCAACTACTCAATCAACCGCAGTAGATACAAACTACGCAGCTTCTTATTACCCTTGGGTTAAGACAGTTGATACTAATACTAACAAACTAATCTCAGTTCCACCATCAGTATTGATGCCAGCTGTATTTGCAGCAAACGATAACATCGGAGCTGAATGGTTCGCACCTGCTGGTTTGAATAGAGGTGGTATTGTAGGAGCAGTTAGTGTATTGAATAGATTAACACATTCTGAAAGAGATACTTTATATGAAAACAAAGTAAATCCAATCGCTTCTTTCCCTGGGCAAGGTATTGTAGCATTTGGACAGAAAACGTTGCAAGATAAAGCATCAGCATTGGATAGAATCAACGTAAGACGATTACTAATCACTGTTAAGAAGTTTGTTGCATCTACATCTAGATTCTTAGTATTTGAACAAAATACTGCTCAGACAAGAGGTAGATTTATAAACACTGTACAACCTTACTTAGAAGGAATTCAACAAAGACAAGGAATGTACGCATTTAAAGTAGTAATGGATGAAACTAACAACACACCTGATGTTGTTGATAGAAACATACTTGCTGGACAAATATTCTTACAACCGGCTAAGACCGCTGAATTCATTGTAATTGATTTCAACATCTTACCAACTGGAGCAGCTTTTTCAGCATAAACTAAAAATAATAATAACTAATATTTATTAGTATAAAAGGAGAAAAAATAAAAAAATGGCAGAAGTATTAGAATTTAACGAAATGATGTTCACCAACTTCGAACCGAAGATGAAGAACAGGTTTATAATGGAGATTGATGGAATTCAATCTTACCTTATAAAAACTGCGGCTAGACCTTCAATTAATTTCGAAACTGTGAAGTTAGACCACATTAACACTTATCGTAAGTTACAAGGTAAGGGTGAGTGGCAAGATATAACAATCTCATTATATGACCCAATTGTACCATCAGGTGCACAACAGGTAATGGAATGGGTAAGGTTAGGATATGAATCTTTAACTGGTAGAAAAGGTTACGCTGATTTCTACAAAAAAGATATTGATTTTTATATGTTGGGGCCCGTTGGTGATAAGATAGAGCAGTGGAAGTTAAAGGGTGCATTTATTGCATCGGCAAACTTCAATGATTTAGACTTCTCCTCTAATGATGCCGCTGATATCGAATTAACGTTATCTTACGATTACGCTATATTAGAATTCTAAAAATACAATAAATATTTTAATAATAGAAAAGGTTCTCTTAGTGAGAACCTTTTTTTTTTACTCTTTTTTAAGTTTTATATATTTATATACGAACAAATAAAGGTTTATTATGGCAAAGCACGAATTTCCAACTGAAGTAATTAGTTTACCATCTGAAGGTAAATGTTATCCAAAAG